GCAGCTTACAATCTAATTAATGATGACTATTTAATTTTAGATTCAAAAAACTTTTTTATCAAACCCACTGATATAAATGAATGGAATACTGTTATTGGAAATGGCACCATAGCTAATTTTAAATCAAATGCCAGCTGGGAAGAAACAATAGTAGCGTATTCGAAACATCTAAACATTCCTGTTAATTTTAATCAGCTATCGATAGTAACCCCATTTGTATTTCAAAAGAAAATTCTAGATTTAATCGAAAACTACCAAGAATTTCTTAATTGGTTTGTATCTCAAAATGTTATAGAAAGTGAATTTTTTTATTATTCAATGCTGTTACACAAACAAGATATATTTCCACAAAGTTCACAACAGCCCAAATTTCACTTGTTAACGCAAACTTACGGATTTGAAATATTTGATCTATGCAAGTTATTCTTTGATAAAGACAACATCAAAGTAGCAGGAATCCATCGTTCAATGTTGAACAAATTTAATAACGAAGAACAACAATCGTTCGATAAATGGTTGGCGTCAAAAGGATTACAATTAAGACATTTGGCAAAATAATACCACATTTCAGGCAAGATTTCTCTTGCTTTACTAAATAAAAGCGTATACAATAACATGTATGCGCTTTTTGTTTTAAGGTAGATCCGTAAAGCAAAACAAGGCAAATGAAGTAAACAAAGGCTTATATAAAGGAGAAATATTATGGCAACTTTGGCTGAAATTAGAGCAAAACTTAAGGCATCTGAATCAAAAGGTTCAGACAATCAACGTTCAGGTGGTGATAAATCAATTTACCCATTCTGGAATCTTAAAGAAGGCGGCGAATCCGTATTGCGATTCCTCCCTGATGGTAATCAAGACAACACTTTTTTCTGGGTAGAGCGAGCAATGATTAAATTGCCATTCGCCGGAATCAAAGGTGAATCAGAAAGCAAACCAGTACAAGTACAAATCCCATGCGTAGAAATGTATGGCGATTCTTGTCCAATTCTAAATGAAGTACGTGGTTGGTTCAAAGACCCAGCACTAGAAGATATGGGTCGTAAGTACTGGAAAAAGCGTAGTTACATTTTCCAAGGTTTCGTTGCAGAAGACGGACTTGGCGAAAAGAGTGACGAGCAACCAGAAAATCCAATTCGTCGTTTTATTATTGGACCTCAAATCTTTACAAGCATTCGTGCGGCACTAGTTGATCCAGAATTGGAAGATTTGCCGACAGACTTTGTACATGGTCTAGACTATCGTATGAAAAAAGGTTCAAAAGGCGGATATGCTGACTACTCAACTTCAACATGGTCGCGTCGTGAGCGTCCACTAAGTGATGCTGAACAAGCGGCAATTAAAGAGCACGGCTTGTTTAACTTATCAGACTTCTTACCTAAGAAGCCAGGCGAAGTTGAATTGAAAGTTATGAAGGAAATGTTTGAAGCTTCAGTAGACGGCGAAGCATATGACATGGAACGCTGGGGACAATATTTTAAACCAGCAGGTATGAGCCAAAACACTGGTGATCCTAATAAGTCGACTGCATCTGCACCTAAAGCAGCTCCTGCACCACAAGCATCTCACGATGATGAAGATGATACTCCTGCTCCAGCAGTTAAGGCTACACCAGCCGCAACTCCTGCAGACGCAGGCGGCGATTCACGTGCCCAAGACATCTTGGCAATGATTCGCAATCGTCAAAAGTAAAAACCGCTTGGGCCTCTGCAACTTAGTTGTACGCCCAGGTTCTCACATCTATTAGGAGAATAATTATGAGTAAATTGGCAAAATTAGCAAAAGTAAATGAATCGATTACTATCAATCGTTATGACAATGGTTGGATGGTTGAAGTTGGTGGACGTGACGAGGACAGCGAATGGAAAAACGCTAAAATTCTTTGTAACACAGAAGATGAAATGATCGCTGTAGTTAAAGAATGGAATTCAATGGACTTGGACAACTAATATGGCTACTAAGGCATTCGATTTATCTAAATTTAGAAAAACGTTAACTAAGTCCATCGACGGACTTGGTGTTGGATTTAACGATCCAACAGATTGGGTTAGCACAGGCAATTATACGCTTAACTATCTAATCAGTGGTGATTTCCACAAAGGTATTCCGCTAGGTAAGGTTACTGTATTTGCAGGCGAATCTGGTGCAGGTAAATCATTTATCTGTTCAGGTAATCTAGTGCGTAATGCACAAGCACAGGGCATTTATGTTATCTTAATTGATACAGAAAATGCGCTAGACGAAACATGGCTACACGCTCTTGGTGTAGACACAAGCGAAGATAAACTTCTTAAACTCAACATGGCAATGATTGATGATGTGGCTAAAACCATTCATGAATTCATGAAAGAGTACAAAGAAATGGCAGAACGTCCTAAAGTCTTATTTGTCATAGACTCATTGGGTATGTTGCTTACCCCTACTGACATTAACCAGTTCCAAGCTGGTGACATGAAGGGAGACATGGGCCGTAAACCTAAAGCACTTACAAGTTTGGTGCGTAACTGTGTAAACATGTTTGGTAGTTATAACGTAGGTATGGTTTGTACAAATCACACTTACGCCTCGCAGGACATGTTTGATCCAGATGACAAAATTAGTGGCGGACAAGGCTTTGTCTACGCAAGTTCTATCGTTGTTGCTATGAAAAAACTCAAACTTAAAGAGGATGAGGATGGCAATAAGGTATCAGATGTCATGGGTATTCGTGCGTCATGTAAGATTATGAAAACTCGTTATAGTAAGCCTTTTGAAACTGTACAAATTAAGATTCCATATGAAACAGGTATGAATCCTTATTCAGGAATGGTTGATATGTGCGAGAAAGCCGGCCTGCTAAAGCAAGAAGGTAACAGACTCAAGTGGGTTGATCCAGAGACAGGTGAAGAGTTCAAATTCTACCGAAAAGAATGGAAAGATGATAAATTAGATATGTTAATGGCAAAATTTCATATTAAAACTTTAACAACAACTACCATTCCTGAGGAGACAGACGAGAATGTTGAATGAAACACAAATTGGTGATGTATGGTTGCTTTTTGCAGATTATATCGATAAAAAGCAATTAGAACTTGTTGCTGAACGATATGTAGATTTATTGGCTGATCATGGAGTTAGTGACAAAGTGTTGCAAAGTGCAACCGGTGTTGACGAAACTTTAGACTCTGCCATTGAATACTATCTTGATGAAGAAGAAGTCGACGACGATGACTACAAGGAACTAGACTTTTAATGTGGTACGCTAAAATTGCCAAAGATATTTCTTATATTCCTGACGCTGTTGAATATTTTAACGGCGAGTTAGACAATGCTAGAATGGAATGTCGAATTACAGGTAATGTTGAGAAAGCAGCCGCTTCGATGCCCGGTATAGTAGAACAACGATTTAGTCAATTGCAAGAAATTGAGGCAGTTTTAGAATATTTAAACATTGAACTTCGTAGATTGAAAAGTAGTCACTTTCGTAAATATCTTGAAAACTATCAACGTGCTTTATCTTCTAGGGACTGTGAAAAGTTCGTAGAGGGTGAAGCAGACGTTGTAGATTTTGAAAAAATTATTAACGAATTTGCTTTACTACGTAATAAATGGTTAGGTATTACCAAAGCACTTGATCAGAAACAATGGCAAATTACTAACATTGTAAAGTTACGTGTCGCTGGCATGGAAGATGCTACACTATGAAGATAGTTTTAGTAACTGGCGGTTTTGACCCACTACACAGTGGACATATTGAATATTTTAAAGAAGCTAAAAAGTTAGGCGATAAATTAATCGTTGGACTTAATAGTGATGCTTGGTTGGAACGAAAAAAAGGTCGTGCATTTATGCCAGGGCATGAACGTTCTGCTATTATAGAAAATCTTAAAATGGTCGATGGTATTATATTGTTTAATGACGATGACAATACTGCATCCGAAGCTATTAAAAACGTAAAACAACTGTATCCTAACGATCAAATAATATTTGCTAACGGTGGTGATCGCAATGCAGGCAACATTCCAGAAATGTTAATACCCGATGTATTATTTAAATTTGGAATCGGCGGCGCAAATAAGACTAACAGTTCAAGTTGGATCTTAGACGAGTGGAAAGCACCAAAGACTGAACGCCCATGGGGATATTATCGTGTGTTGCACGAAGTACCTGGTACTAAAGTTAAAGAGCTTACGGTTAATCCAGGACAAAGTTTAAGTTTGCAAAGACACAAATTTAGGCATGAGTTTTGGCATGTCACTTCTGGAAAATGTGCAGTTGAACAACGAATGCCGGGTGGTTATATGCTACCTACTATCGAATTAACTGCTCATAAGCAAGTAAGTGTTCCTATCAATGATTGGCATCGGATTTATAATCCTTACAACGAACCATGTAAAATTGTAGAAATACAATACGGTGAGTCGTGTACAGAAGACGACATAGAACGTCAAAACTAATTTGCCCAAAAGGTGATCCGCAGGCCTTAAATAATATTGAGGCCTATTTTTTTCACAAAAGGTTGACCTTTGTTAACAAATTGTGTATAGTATACATATGACAACAGTAGATAACATACTCTTACAAATAATCAACGCATCTGATGATACAATTAGTGCTATTAAATCACGAGATTTAAAAGTAATGAAAAGTTTGGCAAAAATAGTGTTGTCTCCAAACTTTATTACAGAAAATCAGGGAAGATTGCTTTTAAAGATTTTAAATGAAAATTTAGAAAAATTTGGAAATCTTTCAGATGAAGTAAATTCCGCAATCAACACGCCTACTTGGTCAAAATCATTTCGTCCAATTGACAAAACTAAAAAAATATACCTATCTAAAGACGAACCAGGCATAGTTATAGAATTTGCATTTTCTTCAACATTGCGTAAGGTGCTTACGAGTATTTGGAAGGATGTTGCAGGTCTTACTCAAATCAATTCAGGCAAATTTTATCGAGCTGACCTTACTGAAAAAAACATTGTAACACTCTACGAAACCTTTCATACTCATGATTTTGAAATAGAGGAAAAAATTTGCAATTTTTACGATACTATAAAATCTTGGTCAAAAATTGAGGTTGAAAGTCAGTTTATACTAACCAACTTTTCTCATGCAAACTTTCAAAAAGCCATAACGCATGATCTCGGCCTTGAAACAGAAATAGACAAATGTGTCATACAAGACCGAAGTATTCGGTATCAGTATTTTGTGGAAAATACCCCAGAAAATCCCAAAAATTTGACCGAAAAAATTGCATTTCGTAAATCTAGTAAAGTGTGGATTAATAAAACTGAAACTGGTCTTGACGAAATATTCGAAAGTTTGTTAAAATTAAAACGATTACCGGCACTAATTATTTTCGATAACAACGACCATAAAAGGTGCTTTGAAGAACTGAAAAATCTTCATGAAAATTTGGAAAAAAATGGAATTTTTGAGGGTGTGGGAATTTATTTCAGATTGCCCAATGACGAGTATGGAACTCAGTTTAATAAATTTATTGCTGAACACCAATACAATGTACAACTCGATGATTATGCAAAAGTTGTCGGAGTACAAAACGGAAAAATACCCAAATTTTTCCTGAAAAATGCGTGGAAGCCGCTTAGTGTGATATCAATAGGCAGTCCACTAAAACAAACTAAAACGGCAGCGTATTCTAATTGTTGTGATTTGATAATTTCCTATACAGACCAACAACCTATTATTGAAACAGGAAACTTATGGCTGTAAAATTAGTTATAAAAGACGAGGTTAACATTAAATTTGAAGGGTTAGCATTAGATGCCCGCAAAAAGTTAGCCAACACTTTTAAGTATGAAATTCCCTATGCTCGCTATCATCCAGCTTACAAACTAGGTCGATGGGATGGTATGGTTAGTATGTTTGGCCTTGGCGGCAATGGTTATTTAAGCCAACTAGAAAAGATACTATCTGTGCTATCCAGCATGAATATCGATATTGATGAATTGGAAGATTTACGTTCAACACCTAAACTTTCATTCACTCCTGTTACAGAAACTTATTGGGCGGACCAAGGCAAAGTATGGCCAAAAGGTCACCAGCAGGAAGGTAAACCCATATTGTTGCGCGACTATCAAGTAGACGCAATTAACAGATTTATTGAAAATACACAAAGCCTACAAGAGATTGCCACTGGTGCAGGAAAGACTATTACAACTGCTACTCTTAGTCAGCTTTCTGAAAAATATGGACGGACAATTACCATTGTACCTAATAAGAGTCTTGTAGAGCAAACAGAAGAAGATTTTATTGCTGTAGGTTTAGATGTTGGTGTATATTACGGAGATCGCAAAGATCTTAATAAGACACATACTATTTGTACATGGCAAAGTCTTAATATCTTAGATAAGAAAAGTAAAAATCAAGAACAAGATATTGTAACTCTTGCAGAATTTCTTGACGGCGTTAAATGTGTCATAGTCGACGAAGTTCATATGGCAAAAGCTGAAGTTTTGAGATCGTTACTTACACAAAATTTATGCAATGCGCCAATCCGCTGGGGATTAACTGGAACTGTTCCTAAAGAAAAATTTGAAAGCGAACAGATATTTGCCAGCATTGGCCCAGTAATTGGCGGCATTAAAGCTCACGAGTTACAAGAAATGGGAGTGCTATCTAATTGCCACGTTAACGTAGTGCAAATGATAGATTTACCAGAATTTAGAAGTTATGCTGAAGAATTAAAATATCTTGTAACAGATGACAACAGGATGTTATACATCAGCAACTTAATAAAAGGCATTAGTGAATCTGGAAACACATTAGTACTTGTTAACAGAATCGATTCAGGCAAATTTTTAGTAAATGAATTGGAAGGCGCAGTATTCATTTCCGGGGAAGTAAAAACAAAGGATAGGAAAGAAGAGTATGATGAAGTTAAAACTAGTAGTGAAAAGATTATTGTGGCGACTTATGGTGTGGCCGCTGTTGGTATTAATATCCCAAGGATTTTTAATTTGGTTCTTCTTGAGCCCGGAAAGAGCTTTGTTAGGGTTATACAAAGTATTGGGCGAGGCATTAGAAAAGCAGAAGACAAAGATTTTGTCCAGATCTGGGACGTTACAAGCACCTGCAAATACGCCAAGCGACACTTAACAGAGCGAAAGAAATTTTACAAGGAAGCCAAGTATCCGTTTACATTAGAAAAAACGGACTGGACAAAATAAGGAATTATGCAAATATTAACATTAGATAACGTAACATTTTCGTTGAACAATTTACCGGACGAGGTAGACGATAGTACAAGATTCGCAGTACTTGATAACAGTGATCCGCATAATCCAGATTTTTTCTTTATGCCACTGATATTTTTAGAATCTTTTAATAGTCCCGCAATGGTACTAAGAATCGGCGAAGATGAAGTAACAATGCCCATCGATTGGAGCATTGCGGTAGGTGATAGTAGTGCTGCAACCGACATTGAAATTCTTCCTCTTACAAGTTTAAATGACAGGGGGTTTGAAGCATTAATTTTTAATCCACTTAGCAGTTTTAGAGTTGAGTTTAAGAAAATTGAAATTGTAAATTTTTATAATGACGTTAAATGGTATTTCCCAAAGATGAAAAACGGACAACTGTTAGCAGTTCCAACCCGCTTTCAAGAAAAACCAAACTGTGCATATTTTGTTAAAGAAATTAGTAGACAAAGCGAAATTATTCAATTAGATAAAATATTATGACCGACAAAGAATTATTAGATCGAATTAATACAGCATATAAAGTGTATCCACATCCAAGCAAAGAAATTGATTTTTTTATATCTTGGATGTATAAACAATATGGAATTGTACAACAGGAGAAAAAAGATGGGAAGCCTTAAACCTGGCG